GTACTTGATTTAATATCGCTAAAATCTTGTAAATCTTCGGGTGGATTTTTTAACATTTCTTTTTGTAATCGTAAATCTTTTTCACTTCCTTTTATTGCATTTATATATGTTATTCTACCTGTTAATAAATCATTTTTTTTAAATAAATTTGTTTTTGGGTTTTTATTCCAATCTTCAATAGATAATAAATATGAATTATAATTTTGTCTATTTTTAGCTTTAATATATTGTTCTTTTTCTTCTCCTAATCGTACGTCAATTTCTGTATCAATTGCCGATTCATCTTTAATATATTTTAATAATAAACTTGTTATATCTTCTTCGCTTGCTAAATCTACTATTTTTTGTATTCTCCACATTGTAAAATTTAAATATATTACGCTATTATCTTGACATACCCACTTATATTTATCATATGTTTTTAATACATCGACCCGTTTATCATTTTTCTCTGTCCATGCTTCATATTTTTTATCACGACTAAACATATTAATTGGACCAATAACATATATTGATCCTCCCTCTTTTAAAAATGTATATGCACGTTCAACAAAATCAAATGCCCAATAATCTCTATTTAATCCGCTTAATGCTTTTTTTAAATGGAATGGTGGATTCATAAAAATTAAATTATATCTTTCATCTGGTAAATAATTTAAAAAATCTTTACTTTCTACTAATTCGACATTACCTGTTTTTAATAATGCTAATATTCGTCTATTATATTCTTGAAATTCGCACATATATAATTTATAATTTGTTATATTACGTAATCCCATATTTTTAATAATTGCATGACATAATGCACCAGCTCCAGCGGTTGGTTCTAATATATTTATCACTCCTGTTGTATCGTACATACCAGTAGAATAATTTATTAATTCTTCGGCAATTTCTGGAGGTGTAAAAAATTCTTGTGCACCTTCTTTGCCTTGTTTTCTATCTCTTAAATCTTCTCTTTTATTTCTTAATATTTGCGATTCTCTTTCTGATGCTAATGCTATGACATTTGATAATTCTTTACTTTCTATTATTGCATCATTTGATTCATTAATTATTTGTTGTTGTTTTTTTATTAAATCTTTTACATTTTCGCCAGTTTCAATATTTTTAAATTCTTTTACAAAATCTCCATAGGCTGTTGTTTGTATGTCCTCAATTGCTTTTATTTGATGGTCTTTTAATTCTTTTACTAGTGGGTGTATTTCGGCTGTTTTTCTAATACACATTAATTTCAATTGTATATCAGCACTAAAAGAACTATATGAATCATCATATTTTGTTTCGTTTCTTGCTTCTTGTGTTGCTACAATATAAGTATCAAATATATCAATATTTTTACTTATTTCTTTCATATATTCTTCTGCTTTTTTAAAATTTTCGGTATATTCTGGCGTCCAATCATTTCCTACTCCATCAAAATCTTGTACGCTTGTTACTTCTCTCATTCTTTTCGCTTCTTCGGTAAATTGTTCTTGTGTGTCTATTTCTCCATTAAAATATTCTTTTAAAAATTCTTTTTTATTTGTATGATAAATAAAATTATTAAATATTTGTCTTTGGTTTGGTTCTTTGAATGGTTCTTTTGTTTGTCCCATTCCTGGTCTTGCTCTTTTCCAATTGTCATATAATCTTTCTATATATTTAGTTTTTTCAATGGCATATATATTTTTTAATTCTTTAAAAAAATGTGGTAATTTCATAGCACCCTTTATGTTTGTATATAATTTTGAAAATATTTTTAATTCATCATTTCTTTTTTCTGCCAATGTTTGTATTTGTTCTATTTTTGTCTCCATATTCTCAACAAAATCTTTATCTTTGTCATCTGCACATATTATCAATCTATAAATATTTACAAATCTTTGATCTTCAGGTAATGATATATGTGATTTAAACCTAATCGCACGTGCTATTGCTTGCTCTTCTGATGCATTATTCCATTGTGACTCCATTAAAAAAAATTGTCTTACATTTTTACAATCAACACCCTCTGTACCTGCTTTTGATATTAATAATACTTGTACATTATCATCATTATTAAAATCATTTTTTGATTTATTTTTGCTCATCGTCGATTCATCGCCTGTTATCATTCTATAACCAATTTTTAATCCTTTTAATTCATTAGCAATAAAATATAATATGTTTAAAAATGTCGAATATATAATTGTTTTATAATCTCTATTTTCTTTTATTTTATTTAATGTAAATTCTATTTTTAATCCACCTATAATATTTCCGTATAATCTGGCACCGTTGTAAAATGCACGTAATCTATGTTCTTTTAATTCTTGATTTTGTTCTTCTTTTAGTTGTTGTAATTCTAAAAATTTTTTTTCAAATGTTTCTTTTTGTTTTTCGTCTGTTAGTGTTGCTTTTATTATTGCTTTTTTATCTTCTTTTAATTGTTTTGTTTTTACTGCTTTTTTATATGGATTTTGACTATCGAATGCCAATTGAACATATTTATTTTTATATTTTAGTGGTTGAACACTCGAATTAATAAATTCAAAAATTTCACCACCTTGTGCGACTGTTTTATAGCTTTCATAATCATCACCAGTTAAAAGAAATGGTACATATCTATCATTTACTTTTGGAAAATATACGGCCGATGGTGTCTCCATTATATTAAAATATGATATTTTGTAATTAAAATAATCATGTTTATTTTCTGTTGTATTTAAAATTTCTTTAAAAACTTCTTCACCATATGGTTCTCTTTGGTTAATATACGCCATTATATTTTCTATATCATATAATTCATTAATAAATGGTGTACCAGTCATACATAATATTTTATGGGCATTTATTGCACCTAATAACACTCCAAATGGTATTTTTCCTTTTGTTACATTTGGATTGTCTAAATCTCCGTCATTTTTTATTTTAGTTCTCATTAAATGTGTTTCATCTAATATTAATAATGTTTTATCATTTGCGTAATCATCTGGATTTTTTGAAAATACATTATATGTTACATATTTAAATCTTTTATCTCTAATATCTAAACCAAAACTCGCCGCAGTATCTACAAAATTAAATAATAAAGCAGGTGGAGATATTATACATACATTATTAGTCGGAAAAATCGCCAAATAATAATGTGCAAATGCTACGGCCGTAAGTGTTTTACCACTTCCGACAGAATGAAACAATAACCCACCCATAGTGAAATTTGTAATAAAATGTAAAACAAAATCTTTTTGATGTGGAGTTAAAATATATTCAATTTTTAATTCGTATGCTTTTTTATTTTTTATTGGGTCTAATTGTTTTTGTATTAATGGGTTTACATCAACTTCAGCTTTTATAAATTGTTCTTGTTCTTTTTCTGTATATGGTTTTACTTTTCCACCAACTACGCCATATTGTTTTTGTTGTCTGGGTGCTCGTACCATTACTGGAACTGGTATATTATTTTTAATTAATAATGCAATTTTTTCGGCTTTTTTAAGTTTCGAATATCCCCTAATATTATTTTGTCTTAATAAACTAGTTATTTCTTTTGCGGACATTGTATAAATATATTAATTATTATTATTATATTTATATAATTTTATAAATCGTAAATTAAATATTTATTTACAATATCATGTTTAAAATGTTCTATCCATTTTTTTTCTTCTTCTTGTAATTCTAATCGATTATTACATGGATATTTTTTTATTCTTAAAATAGAATAATTATTATTTTTAATTATTTCATTACAATAACAATATCCCGCTTTTTTTTTATGATATCTATTATATGCATTAATATGTTGTTTTAATCTTTCTCTTAAACTTAAAATTGTTGAACCAATATATATTTTATTTGTTGTTTTGCATATAATAGCATATATTTGGCCATTTTCATATTTATTAAAATTTTCTAATGCTGGTCTGTGTGTAATTAGTTTTATTAATTCCATTCTTTGAACTTGTATATATATATACATATATTATTTTATATTTAATTTTACGCGTAATTAATTATATATAATTATATAGTATATATATAATTATATATATGATTTTTGAATTTGTGATTGAAATATATTTTTTAAAAAAAGATGGATGGAATCAAACACATTGCGAGTACTGGTTAAATTATAGAAAAATTAAATATATAAAATCATCAATTGACCATAATTATATAATATATGTTATTAATAAAATACCAAAAGATACAATATTAAAAACAAAAGAATTGAAAGGAGAAAAAGGCATAATATATACCCATTTATAATTGTTCAGTTTTTGTTTGTTTTTGATAATATTTTTTTTGTAATTGTTTTTTTTTATCTTTTTGTTCTTGTGATAATTCTGAATATTTTTTATTACATTTTTTAGAATTGTTATTACAACACTCTTTACATTTTTTAGGTCTATAAGAATAAAATAATTCTTTATCTTTTTCTATTTCGCAATATTTACATAATACCATATTTATATAGTATTATATTAATATCTATTTATATATTTTTAAAAATTAATATTTAATAATTTTTACATTTTCATATTTATTAAATTCGTCTTCTTCTTCTGTCAATGATACTTTCGCCCATGGAGTAGTAATATATTTTAATATATCTTTATCTGTCATATTTAATTGTTTATATTTTAATGAGTTTCTGTATAAATGCATATTTTTATATTCTGTACCTCGTGTTATAGCTGTATATAATATTGATTTATCGACATACATCATACTTTCTATATCGTGAATACAAAAATTCTCTTTTAATGTTAAACCTTGCGAACTATGAACAGTCGAACAATATCCAAGTTCTAAAAATATCATATGATTCATTTGAACAAATATATTATTGCATTCTCTTAATTTATTTTTTAATATATATCCTTCAACTTGTCTATATTCTTTTTTATTGTATTGTTTTGATTTTTCAACAACTTCCCATAAATCATTTTTATATAATCCGGCACTTTTAAATGTTCTTTTACATGATAATAAAACACCATTAGAAACATCTAATGTAGATTTATATGTCTGTATTTCTTTATTATCTACTTTATGAATTGCCCCTTTAGTGTTTGTCCAATTATAAGTAAATTTACGTTCTTTTTTCATTAAATAATTTATTATATTTTTTGTTTCGTGTGTAAATGATAAATGTCTATCATATTTTATAAAATCATCTTTACTATATAAATCATTAAATATCATATTTAATTCTGCTTCATTTTCGCTATCTTGTACAATATCTCTAAGTTTAATAATTTCTTTGTCATTTCTAAAATCTTGTGTTAATGTTTTAACATTAATAAATAATAATTTAAAAAATATATTATCTAAATCAATTCGCCTTTCTCCGATTGGTGGTGTTTGGTTAATATCTCCAGTTATTATTAATTTACATTTATATACTTTGGCTAATACAAAGAAAAAACCCCATGTAGAAGATGGAACCATACTAAATTCATCTAACCATATAGTTTTATTTCTTAATTTTCCAAATGTTTTATGGATATTTGAAGGATCATATAATGATAATAATGTATAAACTGTTTTTGATTCTGTTGATTTATCCATAATATTTAATAAACATAAATTTGTAGTAGTTGTCGAGATATCATATTTATATTCATTTTTTATTTTATATGTTTTTCCTGTTCCTGGTGCTCCTTGATATGTTATAAATTCATTATTATCTGTTATTTCAGACATAATATTTTTAATGACTTTTTTTCCATTAATATATTGTAAATCAATATTATATACTTTTTTATTTATTTGATCATTTGTTAATATTTTAAAATATTCTTTGTTTTCTTTTTTTATTTCTACTGGTTTATCAAATACTAAACAATCTACTTTAACTTTTAATAATTTAATATTTTCATATCTTTCAAAAATATCAAACATATTTTCAAGCATAAATAATGCGGTACGTCCTACAACGTAATCATATATATTTGATGTATTAATATATTTAAAAGTATTTGTCATTTTTGTCGCTTTAAAAAATCCTTCATTTCTTACATTTTCGATTTCTGTCATATTTTCTAAATACCATTCATCATTAAATTTATCTTTGGCATAATCTGCATTTAATAAATTTATTTCATTTTCTGTTAAATTAAATATACTTTTTTTATGGTTCGATTCTGTACGACCCAATATGCCGTTATAAAATATATATTCATCTTTTATTTTTTCTCCTAATGTTTCTTTTAATTTTTCTATTCTATTTTGAATTGTAGACCATTGAAGAGTATATTCTGCTTTTTTCTCATATTTTATTTTATCTAATGTAATCATATTTTTATTTAATAAAAAATTTATGATATACCCTGGTTGTATATTTGTCATAATACCGTACATAGATAATTTTTTTAATGATTTCTTTTTAATTAAATAATAATTAAAAGTATATATTTTTGTTTCTTCGTATTTTCCCCATACAGACTTAACAGAAAAAACGGGGCATTGTTCATCGGATTTAATAATATTTAATGCCATATTGTAATATGCTTTTTTTAAATCATATTCATTAGTGTTATATTCTGCCATATCTGGTGCGACATAAAATAAACTTTGTAATTTGTAATTATCACTATGAAAAGTAAAATTTGGAGTAATATTTTTAAAAAATGCATTTTCAATTTTCATTTCTGACTCGTCGTTTAATTCTTCATCGTCTTCTTTTAAATCAAATTCGCCAATATTACTAAAATATTTTTCATTATTTTGAATAATAATATTATCATGACAATCTACATTTTTATATTCGGTTTTTTCTTCTGATAATTGGGGAAATCTTGAAGCATTACCAGTACCAGAATATGGATAAAAATGATTATTACATAATATACCTACAAAATCTTTGTAATGTTTATTTGACTCTTTTTCATTAGTATATTTTAATTTTCCAGTAATATCATATAAATTACATTTAATATCATATTTACCGCAAAAATCAATAATTTTATTTACTTCTACAGATTCAGCATTAAAAAATTGATCTTTTATTTTTTTACTTACTTTTGGATATTGTGATTCTACATAATTTAATACGCAGTTTTTATCGCCACTATCATTTGTATTATAATTTGTATAGGGTATTGTTTTTGGTTTTCCTGCTAATTTATACGATTTAATAAAACTAGAAGCAGATAAAAACCCCAAATTTCTATCATTCAATGTATAATATCTTAACCCACTTTTACTTGTTTTTGTTAATTTACTAATAATATTTTCATTAGCCGCTCCCGAATATCTAACATATAATAAACTATCAACAGTAAATTGCGAAGCGACTTTATATAATTCATTATATAAACCTTCGATATTTCTTGTTATGGTTAAATTTAATAATTTTAATCCAATTGTACTACCAATTGGTACATTTATTATTTTTCTTGTTTTTGTATAATAATATTCATCGTCATCGTTAATAAATATTTGTCTTGAATGTATTGTTTCACTTGCGACAACTGCAACGACTCTAAAAAATCCATTATTCATATTCTCTTTTTATAAAATATATAATCGTCATTTCTTTATATCTTTTTAAAAATCTATAAAAT